TAGGTTCACTTTCAATATTATTATTTATTATAGGTTCACTTTCAATATTATTATTTAAAATATTAACATTTATATTAAATTCATTTTTACATTCAATATAATTATCATTGTTTACTATAATATTATTTTTAAATAATATATCTCCAATTGCTTTATCTTCATATAATTCATTATAAATATAATTTTGATTTTTAATAATAATAAACATTGACTTTCTTGATAATACATAACCATGTCCTCCTGATGCATATTGATAAAAAAATTCACCTAAATATGGTAAATTATTTAATTTTGTATCTAAACATTTTCCATAATGATATTTAGGATTAATTTCTCTAATAATATTATTACCATAATAATCTAATTTAAATATTTCATTATTTTCATTTAAAGATTTTAAATGAAAATCGTCGTCAACTTTATAAATATGAGAAAATTTTGTATTATTATAAATATATTCAATTCCTTTGTACACTTTTTTTGGTAAATTTTCCCAAGATTCTTCTATATCTAAATATAAAATATTATCATGGAAATGTATTTTTTTATGTCCTGATTTAATAATAATATATTTTTTATTAAATTTTTTTAAATGTAATTCTAATATTTTTAATTTTGTTTCATATGTTGGTAGATCACATGCAATAATCATATAAATTAAATTATAATTACATTTAATTTCTTTTGGCATATTTTTATTTACTAAATTTAGTTTTCTATAAGATAAATTTAATGGTTTAATATTATAATAATTTAAATAAGTTTCTGTTTGTTTTAAATTACAACAATGATCCTCAATATTATAATTTAATATTTCACGAACTGTATTTAATCTATGATAATAATTAGGATTACAATCATTATCATGCCAATATACCCATATCTTACCTTCATGACTCTTAACTAGTTCTATATCTAAATCTCTATACATGCCCCAAAATAATGTGTTTTCATATTCATTTTCGTAATCAAAATATTTAATATTTTGAAAATAAGTATCTTTATGATTACTAATTCCATCTGATATATGAATTTGTTTAATATTATTTTTTAAAATAAAATCATTTAGTAAAGATGTCATTATAAGAATCATAATAATTTTTTCTATATATATATATATATATGAGTTATGCACCATATAATAACTGGTACACAAAAGCAACAAAATCAAATATGCCTATGTGTAATATGAAGGCAGGTGTTTATCAAGACAACTTGGAATTAATACATCCTGAAACAAATGAAAAAGTAATTATACAGAGATATTTAAATAAAGACCCAAAGTTAAATGATAAGTGTAAATATACATTTATAAAAAATGATGGAACTACTGAAGATATTTCATATGAATGTGATAATATGTTCAATAATTGTAATAATTTTAATTTACAAAATAATAATAATAATAATAATAATAATAATAATAATAATAATAATAATAATAATTTAGATTGTAATTTTAGTGTAATGGATAAACTAGCAGAATGCCCGCCTGTTGCAACAAATTCGGATGGTATATCTATGCAAAATAAATGTGCAGAAGAAATAATGGATACATATAGAAAGTGTCAAGATAATAAAATTCAAGCGATTGTTAAAGACAAAACAGATGCAAATACTAGATTGCCACTAATAAAAACAACACAAGCTGTCGAAAGAACAGAAAAAGCATTACAAAAAACAGATCAATATTCAGATGAATTAAAAAATATTGTAAATAAATTATCTGAAGAACAAACAATATTAAAAAATAAATTAAATGAATTATCACTAAAAGTTAATAATTTATTTAATAAAGTAGATAATAAAAATCAATATAATGAATTAATTAGTAATCAAAAAAGTGTTGAAAATAAATTAAGTGAATTAACACAAATTATTACAGAATTATTAAAAAAAATAAATCCTTAAATAATATGTTTATACCAATAATATAATGATATTCCTGAAAATAAATGCCATAGAGAATGTCCCTGAATAATACTATTAGGATAACATATTATGTTGTTTATATCAACAAATGAACAAAAACCAGCCATCAACATGTATTTAATAGTTTTTTTAAAATAATAGTTATATCTAGAAGTGAATATAATTAAGAATATAAATGGCAGTATCATCAGTTGAATATGTAAATTTAATAATATAAAAGATAATAATAGTGAATTTGATATAATAAAATTTATAATAAAATAATTTAAATTATTACATAAATTAATAGATAACATAACAGATAATAATATATTCATTCCTATAAAATCACCAATCTGTAATGGCCATACTAAAGATGCATGATATAATCCTGATAATAAACCAAGTACTATACAAGATAAACCATAATAAGTAATTGTACTATTTATTGTATAATTTTCATGTATTATCTTTAAGCCTACGAATACATAACTTAAATTAGAAATAGTATTAAAATATGTTGCAAATACATTATCTGTTATTTTTTCACACCATAATAAATTTGGATGTCCAAAATAATTAGAATAATTATACCATATACTTTGATTTGAATACATATATATATATATATTTATATTTTTATACTTATTTTATTACACAATAATAAAAATTTAGATATCAAAAACATTTAAAACATCTACATATTTTGTTTATATAAAATTATAAAGTAACTATGTTTTCATTTTGTTTTTCAAAAATATTTTTTTTCCATTCTATTTCATACTGTTTTTTTTCTTCGTTTTTATAAATATTACTAATATTATTATCATTCATTTTATCACATACATATAATAATTCGTTTGAATAATAAGAAAAGTCTCCTAATTCATTATTAGATATACTATTATGAATATGATTAATTTCATAAGGGTTAATATCATACTTTAAACAAAAAACTCTTTCAATAAATTCTAAATCTGACGAATGATATTTATCTTCTCTATATAAACCAAAATCATTAAATATATTTTTATTAATTATACTAGTAACAATTCCTAATTTAGTCTTAAATTTCCATTTTTGATTATTATATTCTTTATCTATTAAATTTAAAATATCATTATCATTATTAGAATATTTTAAATAATAATCATTTAATCTATATATTCCACAAAATGATATATCTACTTTTTTATTAATTATATCTAAAAGTTGTTTTTCTATTCTAGTTGTTAATGATATATCATCACCATCTTGAAAACTAATAAAATCACCTGAACTTTCTTTAATCGCTAAATTTCTAGCTACATAACAGCCACTGTTTTTTAGTGTTTTTAATAATTTAATTGGTATATAATTATTATTTTTTTTTATAAATTCCTGAACAATATCATAAGAAGTATCAGTTGAACAATCATCAACTAATATTAATTCTATATTATTATATGTTTGATTAATTATTGATTTAATTGATTCTATTATAGTTTTTTTTTTATTATAGATTGTTATTATTATTGTAACTTTTATTGTTAAATATTTAGAGTAAATATAATTATTTAAATTCCATTTTAATTTAGTTGCTATATCAATTAAATTTCTATCACTTGAAATACTTGATTTAGAAACATCTGCTATTATTAAATTTGGATATAAACTAATACATTTTTTGGGATATTTTTTATAAATTTCTCTTAGAGTACCAGAATCAAAAGTTGTTTTAAATTTGTTTGATTCATTAATTATATCATCAAATATTTTATAATTATATCCAACAGCAAATGAACCATCAGTATATTCAGGAACATAATAATATTTGTTTTCTTTTGCTAACTTTATATCTATATTATTCCAAACATGTTGAGTATTTCCAATTTTAATTATAAAAAAATCATTAAAATTAATTTGTTTTAATATATTTATTTCATTTTCAAAATCTTTTATAAATAAACAATCATCATCACAAATTAATGTATTTTTATAATTATTATTTTTAGCATCTGTAAATATATTAATCATCTTTAAAATATATGAATATGCTTTTTTGTTTTTTAATTTACTATCTTTTATATTAGTACCATCTATTCCTTTATGAAATTGAAATATAATATTATATTTATTAAATTGTTCTAATATATTTCTTCTTTTCTCTTTATCTTTTTCTAAATTAATTACATAAATTTTATCATAAAAATGATTTAATAAAGATATTTTATAATCTTCAATGTTCCATTTAAATCTTTGAAATGTTAAATTCATATTTCTATCATTTTTAATAGTAGATTTAGAAATATCACAAATAACTAAATTAGGAAAACAAACAATTGATTTTGAATATTTAGATAAAATAGACAAACAAACATCAGAAGGTAATATAAATTTTTTTAATAAATTTATATATATATCAAAAATATTACTTTTTAAAATAATTCCAAATGTTCCCATAGAATGATTTGATTTATAATAATTATTATTTTTATAATCAATGTATGAATTATCTATAGGATTAATCCAATATCGTTGTGATGATCCTAAATATATTATATCGTTTTTTTTTATTAAATTATAATATTTTGTAATTAAATTATTTAAATTTTTATGAAATAATATATCATATTCTAATATAGTTATTGAATTATAATTTTTTAAAACAGCATCCTCTATGATTTGTATAATTGAATATATGTGAGACTTTTGATTTTCATTTAATAATAATTCTTTTGAAAAAGTGTTATACCATTCAGTATATTTATTAATATCTCTTTCAAATAATTTATTTTTAAAATATTTATATTGATCTAACTTTAAACTTTTAAACATTGTATAATTAATTTTAAAATTTGATAATTTTATATAATTTTTAAATCTAATATATTCTTCTTTAGTTGAATACAATATATAAACATTATCTGTATAAAACTTATGTTCTTTTTTTATATTTAACAAATTATTAGTAAAATATTGTTTAATTAAATAATTATAATCTTTACTATAACTTTTTGTACTAAATAATGGTTTAATCCAAGAATAAATATTATTGTTAAATTTATTTTTTAAATTAAGTATAAATGTATTTAAATTATCAATAGATTGTTTTTTATTAATATTATTACTTGATTCATTTAACTTTAAAATATTAAAATTTTTATTAATATTAATATTTTTTAATTTATTAATTAAGTCTTGACAATAATACATCCCATTTTTAATAACTAATATACTATTATAATTTTTACTATTTGATAATTCTAAAATATTTTTTAATAGTTCATTGCTATTATTATTATTAATATTTAGTATTATATTCTGTTTTAATAATATAATATTATCTTTCGACCATACTATTATGTCATCAAATATATATAATTTAATTAGCATTAATTGTATTAATTTATTTATTTCTATATATATATAATATTATTTATTTGTCAACAATGGCTGGTATTTATAATATATATTTATTTCTATAAATATATAATATGATTTATTGGTTTACAGGACAACCTGGATCTGGTAAAACTACTTTAGCTTTAGAATTAATAAAAAATTTAGAAAATTGTATTCATATAGATGGTGATAATTTAAGAGAAATTTTTAAAAATTACGATTATTCTAAAGAAGGTAGAATTAAAAATATAAATAATGTTATTACTATAGCTAGATTTCTTGATTTTAAAAAATTTAATGTTATTATTTCTGTTGTGGCACCATATATAAAAATAAGAGAAACATTAAAAGATACTAACGATGTTATTGAAATATATGTTCATACAAGTAAGATTAGGGGAAGAGAAAATTTTTTTTCAAAAGAATATGAAAAACCAACTAATAATTTTATTGATATGAATACAACGGTTATATCAGTTGAAGATTCAATAAAAGTTATATTAGAATA